TACTAAAAGAACTCCTATAAAGTATATTGTTACAATACCTTTAACATCTTTAACAATTGTAACAAATCGTAACAGCTTTATCAAAGATTACTAAAAGAACTCCTATAAAGTATATTGTTACAATACCTTTAACATCTTTAACATACATTACAAATTTATAACAGTCTGTTAACAGTTCTGTACAGTTTATTGTACCAATCTGTTAACAGGCTGTTATCAATTTGTAACAAACTTTAACGAAATGAAACAGAAATGAAAATAAAATTTAACAGATTCAATCAAGCATTGGTTTATACAAACACTCCTAAAAAGCCTTTTAAGATTGTACTTGCTGTTTCCGAACATTGGGAAAATGGTGTATTCACTGTTAATCTACCCTTAAATTCTTCTTCAGATAAAAAACAAACTTTAAAAGAGGCTGGTGTTGATGTTGAAATGCCTGTTACATTTGAAAAGTTTACTGAAGGTGATGTTGTGTATGCTTTATCAGGTTCTTTTGCAAATGAATCATGCAGACTTGACGTTGAAGATTTATATGACTTATCAGTTGTTAAAGGAACTGTAAAATTTGATTATGAAGACAATGATACATTCTGGTATGTAATGATTCAAATTTCTGATGAAGAATATATCAGAGTTCCTTGTATATGGGTGGAGCATAGTCTTGATACTCTTAAAGAGAACGTCAATAACGCAATAGAAAAAACTGTTAACAAATTGAAAAATGTAAAAATTTCTTAAAGACGATTTAAAGCTCGTAGAGTGCATATCATACCCTTTAAGCTACCATCATAGCCGACATATATGATACACCCTCTCTACGGTCAAAAAAACCCCCTTAAAATTGATGCAATCTATGAAAGGAACTGCTATGACTAAATACTTCGTTATGATTCTTTATGGAATCTATGATATGTGCTTACCTAGAAGGAGTTGATATGATTGAGATAACTTACTACAACGATGCCATTTATGTTATTAACAACACTCAAAACAGCGAAGTAATGTCTGGTATATGCTATGATGAAGACACAACTTTTGAAATAATGTCTAATTCCAGAGCATATAAACCTAGAGTGTTTTGGGATTCAATAGCTGTTGAAGACTATGATGGTGATGAAACTGACTACAGCTTTGTCATAGTTGAGATACCATTTGGTTGGACTGGAAAGATACCGATTAGTGATGAAAAAATGCAGGAATTGGATTTTAAAGTAATTGATGACAACGACTGGTTAATTGTTTCAGAACCTGAAAGGATTACTCTATGCAAATAAAACAGAGGTGTTAAATGATATTGAGAGTTGATTGTTTTAAAATATACATACTTGAACAACAACACAGAGTTAAAAACAGCAAATCTACAATCTCTGTTAAATCTGTTGCAGTACCTGATGTAATTTTTGATGGATATGGTTCAATTAGAAAATTATATGTTCGTGGCTGTAATTCATTTTATGATAATGCCCCATTAAAATGTGGAACGTTACAAAATTTAAGTACAGCTATTAAGCATTTATCGGTTTGGTCTATTACGTATCAGGTTAAATCATCGTACCTGACCTCAATTAAAATCGATGATGTTTTCAGGCGGAGCCTTCAATGACTTCGTCAATTTTTTATAAAGGAATAAAAACATGTTTGATATTAAAGAACTCATGGCAGCACTCGGTAAATCTTCTGCTAACGTTACCATCAATATCTATCAAAATTCTGAACCTGTTGTAGAAGAAAAGGTTGAAAATACTGCAGAGATTGATACTGAATTTAATGTTGGTGATAGAGTTATGGTATGCCACACCAAGAAAGATGGTTCTGGTACGAAACATACTGTTGGCACTGTTGACAGCATTGGAGCAGACGATTTCGGTCCGTATGTAAGAGTCACAGGTGATAATGGAAAGCACTACAAATGTGGTATCGTTATGAACGAAGCTCGTAAAGGCTCTAAAATTTTCTCTTACGTTGACTAATTAGTCCTGTCAGGTAGGGGTGTAGCTTTATACAGGTTATACCCCTCTCTACGGTCAAAAAAACACCCTTAACATGGAGGTATATGTCTATGATAAAACCTATTGAGCTCGTATCAATCTGTAAAGCAGCTGAATTGTTGCATTATGGAGTGAACATACTTGAGCTAGAAAGCATTGATGTTTATTACAATCCTAAAACAAAGAAGATACAGTCTCGTATCAGTGATTCGATATGTAATATGTCGTTTCACTTTACTGATGAAGCTATGTCATTTCTTGATTGGGATTTGGGTACATTTATTATCAGAAATGGCTCAAATTATGAAGAGATATTTGATAATAATCTAACAGAAGAGGAGCAGGGATTCGCCTGTATTGATATAGACTTAACCAATCTTAAACAAATTATGATGTGCATTCGTCAAAAGGGTTGGGAAATCTTTTCAGATATTGACAGAAAGAAATATGATGAGTTGTATCTTAAAGAGGTTGAAGAATCACGTAAGAGTTATGACTACAACAATATCAATTGTCAAATGGTTAAAGAGCTTTCTAAAGAATCTATTCGTCAACCTTTAGAAATTCTTCTAACTCTATCATCATATCCTAAAGCTGTTGGTGAAGGATTGTTAAAAGCTTATGATGAAGAACAAAAGGACTTTGAAATTGATTCTTTAAAGGACTTTCCTATCATTGATAACAGAATGTATATCAAATTATCACCTTATGACAAAGAAGAATTGAAGTCTAAATGTTCTGCACCATGGATTGATAGTGTTGATTACATTGTTATCAGTCGTAACCCTTATGATTGGTATTTTTGTAGCTACGGTTCAAATATTCAATCGTGTTTCAGTATTAATGGAGACAATGCTGGATGGAATGGTATGGTACCGATGGCAATGTCTAAAGGTTCTTATCTCGTATATGCAACAACTGGTAAAGCTAACAAAATAAATATTATATCAGGCTCAAAATGGTTTGTACCAAGAATGTTGTGGAGATGTTGGGGATGGTTAAGTAATAAGAACGAATTGTTACTTGATAGACCATATTCATCTAGTGATACAGATACAAAACAGAAAACAGATTTTACAACGTATATTTCAAAACGTTATTTAGAGGGTAAAGATTTTTCTAAAGAAGTTAACATACAATTAAAATATGGAAAAGATTTGAGTAAAATCTACACAGATTATAATCTACATACTTATCCAGACTCTATTGACTTTATAAATACGTTCAACTATAAAGGAATCTGTTACGGTACACGTGGATTTGTTGGCAGAAGTTCTCTTAGACAGCCGTTATTGAATGTTGCAAAGAGAGTGTCGTCTATACATCCTTTGTTTAGATATTCAGATTGTTATGACATTATAAACGGTGAATTATTCTCATCTAAAAGATGTCCTATCACCAATCTACCTATTCCAATAGACCAAGAACAGTCCATATATGCTTCTATGTTTACAAAGCCTGTAACAGACTGTATAGTTCTTACATATTGTGATGGTATGATAAAGCTTGATCAAGCTTCAACGAAATTGCTAACAGATAATGAGTATCTAGCATTTAATTTAGAAGAATTAAGGAATTGTACTGATCGTGAGACAGATAGACTAATATGTTATCCATCATTTATGTTAGCTAATAACAGCATGTCAATAAAGTCTTTTAAAGAGTACATAACCAGTATTGCAAAACGTTCTGGTTACAACATCATTGTAAGATACATTGAAGGCAGCAAAGTAACTTTTGTAAAATATAAAGGATAAAAATATGAAAGATTTATTAAAAATGTATTCATTTGAATCAGTTCATAGCACACCTGATGAGACTGCTTTAGCTGATTGGATTTGTAAATGGTTGACAGACCATAATACAGAATATGTAAGAGAGGGAAACAACATTTACAATTTAAAAGATGTTACCAAACCTATCTTATCTGCACACCTTGACCAAGTTAGAACAAATGGTAAAGCTGTTCACTTTTTTATGTCAAAGGATAATCACATAAGAGGGTACAATAAAGATTGGCAACAAACTTCATTGGGTGGTGATGACAAGAATGGTGTTTGGATTATCTTAAAGCTCATTGAAGAAGGATTAAAATTCAACTTTATCATATCTGAAGGAGAAGAGTGTGGTTGCATCGGTATCACAGCACTTGAATCAAAACTTAAAGACCTTATACACCCATCTCAATATTGTATCGTTCTTGATAGGCGTGGTACAAAAGATGTATTAAAGAGTGGTGGTGGTACTACATATTGTAGCACACTTGCTCAAGACCTTGTAAACTATATGGGTGTTATGTCTGTAACATCTGGTTCAATTAGTGATACAGCTCATATCTGTAAATATTGTGAGAGTGTTAATATGTCCGTAGCATATGAAGCACCACATACAGATAGAGAACATACAGATTTCACAGCATTATCATTCATTAAAGATATGGTAAAAGAAATCGTAGAGAACTTTGTACACTATTCAACAGACCCCTCTGTATATAACAAAAAAACTTATGAAAAGGAAACAGATTATGAAAAATACTACAACTCCTTCTACTACTAAGAAACGTTTGTTCTATGCCGGTAACTATTATGTAGTCGGTAAAGATAATATCGTGTTCTATTCTGGTAAAACCTTAGAAGATATTGCTACAAAATCTAAACAACTTGAACCGACTGACACTATCCTATTTGCAATGCCTATAAGTGCTTTAGAAAAGTTTGTCAAGACATCAGTAACAAAAATGACGCTTGACTTCACCAGTAATAAAATGTTATTAGAAGGTGATGGAAGTGTTACACTAGCTAAATGCGAATATGAAGTTGGTGAATACACCCTTGAACCAGATGAACTTAAAGACTGGTCTCAATTTATTACAGATGCTAAAAGACAGAGCATAGAAGTTGTAGTTGTTGGAACACCACCTATTGAAGGAACTTATTTGGAGTATTAAAGATGACTGAACAAGAAGAAGTATTAAACGAAATTCAATGGCTAGCTGATATGAATGGCTACGGTTTGACAAAGCACGCACCAAAGATTGCCAATGCTAAATTGAGATTCTTCGGTCGTAAAGAATGGTATAGATGCCCTTGTGATCCTGATTCAGATAGGGCATGTATCAGTGAGCACTGTCACGAAGATATTAAACGTGATGGGCACTGTCACTGTAACTGTTATTGTAGAAAGGATACGGAATAATGTCTAAAGAAACTTTAAAAGATTATTTAAGATAGGCTGTAGATATGCTTAGGTACTTAAATGAATCTGATGATGAAGATGCTATTGTATTTAACAAGAAATAAAGGAGAATTGATATGGGATATTATTTATTTGCAATATTACCAAATATTCAAACAGCTTTAACTGTCATACAAATTGTTTCAGTAATTTTTACAGCCCTTATATCGACTGGTATTGTACTTTATTATATGGAAGATACAGAAGAATTTAAAGTGTTTAAAACAATTGGAAAATGGCTATATCCTTTTCTGATATGTATCACCTTATTAAATATATTCATACCTTCTCAGAAACAGTTAGCATTCATTATAGCTGCACCATATATTGTAGAGAATGAAGACTTGCAACAGGCTGGTAAGAATACAGGTGAGATTATAAAACTTGGCACAGAATATTTAAAGGATATATTAGATGACAAAAGGACGCAAACCGTTTCTAACGGGGACTAATGAAAATCTTGAAACGTATTGTAAACGACACGGAGTAAAATACTGGGCAGTCTATGATAAAATACGTTCATATGGTATGACTGTTGATAAAGCTGTTGAATATTGTAAAAGAAAACAATCAAGGTACACATGCTATGGTGAATCTTTAAGACAATATTGTATTCGTAATAAATTACCTTATTCACAGGCTTTAGCAGCCCATTACGATTACCCTGAAGAATCTTTTGAAGATATCTGTGATAAGAAACTGTGGTTAAAACCTAGGTCAACTGATACAGGCTTTTGTAGACTACATAACATATCTTATACACAGGCTAAGTCGAGGTACTGGTATGCTATTTACTACAAGGATTGTAACAAATCTTTTAGAGACTTTTGTAGAGAATGTTATAATTTGTAACAATTGTAAAGAACCATATCGCCCCCGACCCCCATTTTTAAACACTTGTCAATAACTTGTCAAGTATAATTTTACAAATAACACACAACTAATTAGGAGAAAACTAATGAAACATTGCTTAAAAGACGGAACACCCTTATTCAACTTTTGCAAAAAAGACCGTATCATGTACAATAAGATTATGAACAGGGTTAAAACATATGGCTGCACAATTGATGAAGTTATCGAAATGAAACCAAGTATTGGAAGAAAACCTAACAAAACGAATCGACTGATTGTAGAGTTGTCGCATATCTTGCACATACCTGTAGACAAAGTTAAAAAGGCTGTTTATAATTGCAACAAGCCTTGGTATAGGAGAATGTTTTAATGGCTGAATTTAAACCAGAGATTCCACAGGCTGATACAAAGATGTGTTGGTTTTATACAACTGCTTTTATCATCTTTATTCTATGGGTACTGTTGTAGAATTACACCGTCCCTGTCCGAACTGTGGCAGCTCAGATGCTTTGTCTGTGTATGCTGACGGTGGCGCAAAATGCTTCAGTTGTGGACGGTCTTGGAAAGATTTTTATCATAAAGGTAAAGGAGATAAACAACCTATGAAAGATATTGTTGAAGATGCCGGAAGGATTCCTGTTAATGGTATTCCAGATAGGCATTTAACAACTGAAACATGTAAGGTATTTGGCGTAAAGGTTATTGTAAAGGATGGTGGTATTGCTCAACACATATATCCATATCACGATTCAGCAGGTAATCTTGTAGCACAGAAAATAAGAACTGTTGAAGGTAAACAATTCAGTTGGAGAGGTCCTTCACATAACGCAACATTCTTTGGTCAGAATTTATTCCCTGCTAAAGGGCGATTTATTACGATTACAGAGGGTGAATTAGATGCTATGGCAGTATATCAGATGTCTGGCGGGAAGAGTGCCACAGTGTCAATAAAAGGCGGTGCAGAATCTGCATTAAAAGAAGTGAAGAACAACTATCAATACCTTGACAGCTTTGATAATATTATAGTGTGCTTCGATGGAGATGCAGCAGGACAGAAAGCGGCTAAAAAGGTTGCTGAAATTCTGCCACCAAAGAAAGTCAAGATTGTTAAGATGCCAAAGGATTGTAAAGATGCTTGTGAATTTCTGAAACAAGGAAAAACATCAGAATTTAACAGTCTTTGGTGGAAAGCTGAAGAGTATAGACCAGATGATATCGTAAACTATTCTGATTTATGGGAACGTGTGCTGGACTTTAGCAAGAATAGAACATACATACCTACACCTTGGGAAGGACTCAATGAAAAGATATGTGGCTTTCGTGAAGGTCAATTAGTAACCTTTGCAGCTGGTACAGGTATGGGTAAATCTGCATTCCTTCGTGCCATAATCTATCACTACTTGAAAACAACTGATGTAAAAATTGGTGCAATGTTTTTAGAAGAGGTAGCAGAAGATACTGTTGTATCAATGATGTCACTAGAAGGTGGATTAAATCTTCGTAAGCCAGATATATGGAAGGCACAATCTGAATCAGATTTGAAACATTGGTTTGAAGAATCTGGTGCTAATAGACGTATCGAACTCTACGACGGATTTGATTTCGATGATATAGATTTGTTAATGGATAAGATACGCTATTTAAATCGTGCAAGAGATTGTAAGATAATTATTCTCGACCACTTAACAATGGTTGTAGATGATGCAGAAAATAGCACTCAAGCTCTTAATAAACTTGTTGCAGATTTGAAGAAGATTGCTGTAGAACTTGGTATCATTATTGTAACAGCGTGTCATCTACGTAAGTCACAGAATGCAGCCAAGCAATCAGAGGAAGGGGGAAGAGTAACACTTGATGATTTGAAACAATCGTCATCTGTTAAACAGTTGTCAGATATTGTAATAGGTCTTGAACGTAATGGACAGAGCGATGACCCATCTGAAGCAAATACGACTAAGATTCGTGTCCTTAAGGATAGGGATTTTGGTAGCAAAGGTGTAGCAGCTGCTGTTGTTTATGACAAGGACACTACAAGATTGACAGAAATTTCATTAGAAGATATAGGAGATGATGAATGATAACAGTTTGTTATAATTTTTTAGCGAGTCGCTTAATGCTTGATGGTAATTTAGAAAAAAGTTTACCTAATGGTAAAAATGAAATTGTGATTGACTCAATTAAAACAGGTTTTTTTGCTAACTATTGGGGTGGTTCTACAAATGTTGGAGAGATGATGCCAAATTCCTTTACAATTTGTAGAGGTTACTCTTATTTGAATCCTAAGCATTCAAGAAAAGTTTTAAAAATTATAGAAACCTACTTTAAACATTTCGATATAGCTTATAAGATAAATATAGAACCTTACCGTTACACACTGAAGAAAGGTAAAAAAAGTTCTTGACAAGATTAAAAAGTATTTTATAGTAACGAAACAGAAGTGGAAGATAAGAGGTTTAGATTAAATGAGAGTGGTTTGTGACATTGAAACAAATGGATTAAACCCTGATAAAATATGGTGTTGTGTATGTAAAGATATTGATACAAGTAAATTCACAATCTTTAGAGATGGTGATGCACAAAAGTGTAAAGAGTTCTTTAGCAACTGCACACGTATTATCGGACATAACATAATAGCTTTCGACTCTATCTGGTTGAATAAGCTTTGGCATACCAATATAAAATTGGATAAGGTTGTTGACACTCTTGTTATTAGTCGCCTTGATAATTCTTTCAGGTCTGGTCATAGCCTTAGAGAGTGGGGGGAGTTCTTAAAATGCTATAAAGACCATCACGAAGATTGGACACAATGGTCTCAAGAAATGGAAGATTATTGTATACAAGACGTTGAAGTAACACACAAGGTCTATCAGTATCTATGTAAAAGACAGATTCCAAAGCCTGCAATAGAATTGGAACAATGGTCACAAGCTATTCTAGAACGTCAACGCAGTAAAGGATTCTTATTGGATACTCAACTAGCCATTGAAACAAAGTCAAAGATTGATAACGAGTATTTTCAAATCATTGAGAAGTTTCACGAATTGTTTCCACCAAGAAAGGTTGTTGTAGATACGTGGACAGCTCGTAGAACTAAAGATGGAGAGTTGACAAAAGTTTCTAAAAGGATTATTGACTCAGGTATTGTAGAGCACGTTAAAGGAGATGAATATAATCATATAGAATACAAAGAGTTCTGTATAGATTCACCTAAAGAGATTGTAGAAAGACTCAAAGGATATTGGAATCCAGTTGTATTAACTCCTGGAGGACAGCCTAAAGTTTGTGAAGAGAATCTTAACACACTTGTAAAAGATGCACCACAAGAGTTACAATTGATAAAGAGATGCAAAGTTCTAAAGAGTCGTTCAACATTGATACAATCTTATTTCGATGCTTGTGGAGACGATGGAAGAGTGCATGGTCAGGTGTTCTCGATTGGCACTGGTACGCATAGAATGTCACATAAGAATCCTAACACTGGCAATATTCCTTCTAAAGGAATCTATGGAGAAGTATGCAGACAAATGTTCACAGTTGATAAGGGGCGTAAACTTGTTGGTTGCGATGCTGCTAACATTCAGTTACGAGTTCTTGCTCACTACTTGAATGATGAAGAATTGATTTATCAGATTGTGCATAAAGATATGCATTTCTACTTTTCACAAATCTATGGATTGAATCCAAAGAATGCAGAGTATGATGAAAATGACCACACAATGGTACAACAAAGAAAGAAGGGAAAGACTGTTACATTCGCTATCATTATGGGAGCAGGCGTAGGAAAGATTGGTAGCATTCTTGGAAGTCGTGATAAAGGTGAAGCAGCTTTTACAGGATTAAAGAAGAGCATTAAAGGTTGGGATAAATTTAAGAAAGAGATTGAATACAGAGCCACCATAGGGTTCTTTAACGGTCTTGATGGAAGAAGGATACCACTTAAATCAGCTCACTTCGGTATGTCATCATATCTTCAAGCAGGTGAAGCAATCATTATGAAGAGAGCTATGGTAGAATCTTTTAAAGAGATTAAACAAAAGAAATTAGATGCTTTCCAAGTTGCTATCGTGCATGATGAGATGCAATATGATTGTGCAGAGAGCTGTGCAAAAGAAGTTGGAGAGATTTTAAAGAAACATATCATTGAAGCAGGAGAATATTACAAATTGAAATGTCCTCTTGACGGAGAGTATATGATAGGAAAAACATGGCTCGACACACACTGATGTTCGTCGGTAAGACTCATTATCATAGTTAATTCGTCCATTAAAGGAGACACACTGATGAAAGTAAAAGATTTGATTGAAGCTTGTAAAGACCTCGACCAAGATATGGAAGTGGTTGTTAGAAGTGATACTGACTTAAATGAGGCTGATTATAGTATTGTACAAGTTGTTGCAGAGCAGTGTGGATATTTTAGGTATCCTAGAGATGATGATAAAGATATTATAAAAGCTTTAAAGATTTGGTAGCCGCAGCACCTCCTTTCAAATGTAGTAAGTGTTGATGCATTACGTTAGTCATTCTGCTCTTAAGAGTTAACACGGTACAGCTGCGTGACATTCATATTTTTACCGTTAAGATTGACACAACACAACTTAATTCATGGAGAAAGAGATGGAGATATTAATCATTAAAGACAATGGTGACACTATAATCAATCTGCCAAGGATTGAAGCAATGTCATTAGAAATGAAACAAGACCTTGTATATAATCTAGACCAACTATGTAAAACTGTGATACAGTCTATAATGAGGGACACAAAACAATGCTGAGTTTTATAGATTATATGAAGGTCGTTATTATTGTGATCATTTTAACAGAAATATGGAGCAAAATTAATGATAAGAATCGCAGGAATTGATTATGAAATTATTGAGTACGATGGAGATATTGATAACACTCTGATGGGTTGTGAAGTATATCCAAAGAATAAAATATTTATTAACAAAGACTTACCAGATTCTAGAAAGAGACAAACACTTCTTCACGAAGCTATCCATATCATTTATGATAACACTGGTTTAGAGCCTGGAGATTCTGAAGAGAGAGTAGTTAAGACAATATCTGCAGGTTTGTTTCAAATACTAGAAGATAATGGCATGTGGAGAACAGAAGATGTTTAAAGAGTATCATAAAATTGAGACACCTTACATAAGAGCTGAAGACGGTAGTAAAAAGCTTATTGAAGGTGTATTCAGAAATCCTTGGATAGAACAATGTAAAAATTTGATATGGGTTTTTACAGAAAAGGTTGATGGTACCAATATAAGAGTGTATTGGGATGGTCATAAATTTACACTAGGCGGACGTACAGATAGAGCAAATATTCCTTCGCGACTTGTGGAATGGTTTAATACAACATTCTGTAACGATGAGATGGAAGAACTATTCGAACAGAAGTTTGGTGATAAAGAGGTTATATTATTTGGTGAAGGGTATGGAACAGGTATTCAAGCAGTTGGTAAAGAATATTTGCCAGCTACAAATGACTTTATAATGTTTGATGCAATGGTTAATGGTAGCTATGTAAACCACAATGACAGCATGCAAATAGCTGAATCACTTGGGTTAAAGCATGTTCCTGTTATCTGCACAGGTACTATTGAAGATTGTGTTGAGCTTATAAAGACTAATCCACAGTCACGTTTAGGTTCTTGCACAATGGAAGGAGTTGTTGGAAGGCTTCCTCTAAATATGTATGATGGACGTGGCAATAGGATGATTGTTAAAATAAAATGTCGCGACTTTGAAAAAAGCTCTTGACAACTATTTTAGCTATGTTATATATATTGTAACAACTTAATAGAAAAGGAGTGAAACCATGGCTGATTTACAGTCAATCACATTAAAGAACGTAGAGTTACGTTGGGCGCACTTAGCAGAGCCATCAACAAAAGGAGAATATGCTTCTAACAAGTATGAAGTCTTTGTTGTAATGGATAAAGATACTGCTAAAGCTGTAAAGGAACTTAAGAATCCTAGCCAAGATATTAAAGAACTTGATGACGGATTATATGGTCTGACTTTAAAGACTTCAGTAAAGCCTACCGTAATGAATCGTAGCAAAGAGAAACTATCTGATGAAGCTGTTAAAGGTATTGGTAACGGAACCAAGGCTATTGTTAAAGCTAATCAGTATGTTGGCTTCAAAGGTAAAATTTATCTAGGTCTTCAAGCAGTAATGATAACAGACTATAAAGAGTATGTATCAGATCCGTTTGATGATATAGATATTGATGATGTAGCTTCTTCAGATGATGACGATTTGTTATGATTGTAGAAGATGTTTATAATCTGATAGATAATGGTAAACAGATTGATGACAAATCTATTGAAGAACTCGGCAAAAAGATAGCTGAAACAATTCGAAATAGATTGTCTCAATCTGATCCAACTCGTAAAACACTAGGTCTGTCATCTATAGGTAAACCATTGCGTAAACTTTGGTATGATATTAAAGGTAATACGGGTTTGGAAAAGCCATCACCTTCAATGCGATTAAAGTTTTTATTTGGTGATATCATTGAAGACCTATTATTATGGCTTGTTAAAGAATCTGGACACAGTGTGACAGATAGACAAAAAGAAGTTGTTTATAAAGATATTGTTGGGCACATTGATAGCATCATTGACGGGGAAGTTGTTGACATTAAGACAGCATCACCAAAGAGCTATCTCAAGTTTGCTAACGGTACTCTAGCAAATGATGACGCATTTGGATATTTGGCACAGATTACTGCATACGATAACGTAGTTGGTAAAGGCAATCCAAGTTTCTTGGTATTCAATAAAGTTACTGGTGAAATTTGTGAATACAAACCTGACCCAATATTTGACATGCCTAATGTAGATACTATTATAGATAACGCTAAGGAAGCATTACAGAGTGATACTCCACCTGAAGCATTATGTTATGAGCCTGTTCCAGATGGTACAAGTGGTAATATGAGACTTGCTAAAGGTTGTGAATACTGTCCGTATAAGAACTTATGCTATCCTGAAATAAGAAAGTTTAAGTATTCTAACGGTGTTAGATACCTGACTAAAGTTGTAAAAGAACCTAGAGTAGAGGAAATATTCGATGACAAAGAAATTGAAAGTAGTGAAGACGTCGTGGAGACCACTGATTGAACTACATGCAACAAAGCATATTAAAGATACTGATGACTATGTAGATACTGATAACATCTTCTATCTGAATGTGTTAAAGGTTCCTCATATAATTAGCAATGGTGAAGATAAGGGCACCACTCTTGTGTATGAAGACTTTGTTGTATCTGTTAAAGAATCTCCTGAAGAAATCTTTAAGACTGTTGACAAGATGGTTAAAGATGAAGCTGATCGTAAAGCTGCTATGGCTAAAGAATATCAGGCTGCTTCAGAAGAACGTGTAGCAAAGTTTGAGAAAGCATAGCCATGGATGTACTCGTTATTTCAGACACACATATTACACCAGAACGAAGTTTTATTGAAGGTTGGAAGAAGCTTGGAAAATATTGTGTCAAAAATAAACCAGAGTATATAGTGCATCTCGGAGATGTTGCCGACTTGGATTCATTGAGCTTTTACGTTGCTCGTAGAGGTTCATTCACAACTGAAGAAGAGTTGGCAACAATCGAGAAACATTTGTTAGCATTTGAAAACGAACTTCTTAAAGCTAAACAAAAGGCTATAAAGAACAAGAAGAAGTATTACAGACCTGTTAAGTATCTATGTCTTGGTAATCACGATATTCGTAAAGATTTCGAAGGTATTAGAGAACTCTTCACGAGACATGGTTGGATTGTATTAGATTATCAAGTACCTGTAAAGATTGGTAACGTTGCTTTCGTACATAATATGACCTATAGCAATTCTGATACAGTCATTACAAACTCTGAAGACTTGTTAAATACTTGGCATTGCTCTTGTGTAGTCGGACACAGCCATGTATTAGGTTATGCAAATGCCTACAGCATTGGTGAAAATAAGATGTTACATGCTATCAAATGTCCCTGCTTCAATACTAACCTACCTAATTACGCAATACAGAGTGGTAAAAGATGGGCTAAAGGTTGGACAGAAATTTCTCTGAATCCGTTTCAATTTGTATGGAAGGATTTAACATGCCTATAGAAGATTTATTAGATCGCATTGAAGATATCTACGATATTGAAGATGTACTATATATAATTGGAAAAGATAAGAGATGGTTGTTAAAGAAGCTTTTACTATATATCATCAAACACCAAGGAGACTTTGAATAATGGATAAGATACATTTATTTATTGGCATAGACCCTGGTAAGAAAGGTGCCTTCGCTGTTATAGATGAATACAATGCTGTCCACTGTCTCAGTGATATCGACAATCTATACTCATACCTTATAAGAACCTATGCATGGGATGATTATTATTGGTATAGCGGATGTGTTGAAGATGTATGTGGTAGACCGGGTCAATCTTGTCAAGCTAATACAACCTTTATGAAGTTAGCAGGGAAAGCCGAATTAGTTGCTGAAACAATTTGTGACGATGTATTAAAAGTACGTCCACAAGTTTGGAAGAAACATTATGGACTTATAACAAACAGCACACTAACTAAAACAGAAAAGAAACATTTATCAATAGATTTGGCTAAGAGATTGTTCCCATCTGTGGCAGATAAACTCACACAGAGCAAGGACGGATTAGCTGAAGCATTGTTGATAGCACATTATGGGAAAGAGATATGGCAAACGAAACAATAGATGTAAAGAAAAGCATTGAAGAGTATATGTACCAAACTGATTGGAGAGTGAAAGCAAACGCTAATCAGTCTTATTCAGTTGGTGGTATGATTCTCAATGTAATTGGTAAAGTTGTCGCCAACTATTGGCTCAATGAAGTATATCCTAAAGAAGCTGCAAATGCGCACCGTAACGGTGATGTTCACATTCACGACTTAGACTTCTTAGGTGGTTACTGTTGTGGTCATAGCTTGAGAGCATTGTTACAGGAAGGGTTTGCAGGTGTTGCAGGTAAGACATCAGCTACTCCACCGAAGCATTTCTCAGCAGCATTGGGACAAATGGCAAACTTCTTAGGAACTATGCAGAATGAATGGGCTGGTGCACAAGCCTTCTCAAGCTTTGATACATTCCTTGCACCATTTGTAGCGTATGATAAATTAGATTATACACAAGTGAAGCAAGAGATTCAAGAGTTCATTTACTGTTGTGGCACATCATCACGATGGGGTGGTCAGACCGTATTCAGCAACATTACACTTGATATCAAAGTTCCTGAAGATTTACGTGACAAACCTGTGCTGATTGGTGGAATTGATACAGGTACTACTTATAAAGATTACCAAGCTGAAATGGACTTAATCAATCTTGCTTTGTTAGATGTTATGTCAGCTGGTGATAAAGATGGCAGACCTTTCACATTCCCTATTCCGACTTATAACATCACTAACGATTGGGATTGGGACTCACCAGTAGCTAATAAGATCTTTGAAGTCACTGCTAAGTATGGTTACCCTTATTTCAGTAACTATATCAGTTCTGATATGAGTCCTAGTGACGTACGTAGTATGGCTTTTTTAGGAACACAGGACATTATATATAAGGACGCTAATGGAAGAGTATCAAAAAATGAACTAAGACATCTTGTAAATAACTGGTATAATGCTGCAGAAGATAATAAACCACAGTATCAATTTCTTATGGATGGCAGGTTTGTTGATGTAACAGAAATGTTTAAGATTCCCTATAAAGATTATGGAGAATATGTCGAAGTTACTCTTGACAACGGGTATACAGAGAGATTTTCTATAGATCATAAATGTGTTGTTATCACATCAGATGGCATAAAAACAAAACTGTCTCAAGATTTAACAGTTGGTGATAAATTCTTATTATCTTCTAAGCCTTGGAATTGTTCTAATATAGGCACCTATGAGATAGGTAAAATATTAGGATACTACCTTGCAGAAGGTTGGAAAAGAAATAATGAAATCTATTTTGCAATCAATATCAATCATAAAGAAATTGTAGACGAGATTGTAAAGTTCTTTTCAAATCTTGGTAGCAGAACTACTGTAGAAAAACAAGAGGATGTTAATATCTTTACTGTTCATGTATATGGTAAAACTGGTCTTGGTCTTATTAATACTTACATTATGGGTGAAAGAGCAACTGAAAAAAGATTGCTTTGTAATGTTTGGGACATGTCTAATGACTTTAGACAAGGCATGCTTGACGGTTATATTGCAACTGATGGAAGTATTAAGAATGGCTCTATAGCTCACACAACCAATAAAGAGCTTATTCAAGATTTAAAATACCTTGGAAGTTCTGTTGGAAAAATCTTTAGAGAATCTGTTAATGAAAAAAATACCAGATACTTTAAAGAAGACAAATCTGATTTAGAAACTTTTACGAGCTATAAATTAGATGTATATCGTTGTGAACAATCTGATAAAGGATATCATGTACCTGTTAAAGCTATAAAGTTCATTAAATCTAGAGCAGAGTTTGTTTACAACTTTACAGTTAATACTCCAGAGCATCTTGTGCAGCTTCCTGATGGCGTGATATCGCACCAATGCTGCAGACTTAGACTAGACCTTAGAGAGCTGTTAAAGAAAGGTAACGGACTCTTTGGAAGTGCTGAACAGACTGGTTCGATTGGTGTTGTGACTCTTAACATGGCTCGTATCGGGTATCTTTACAAAGATGGATATCCTAGCAACTATAATCAATTGAAACAACACATTAAAACTCTATGTGAGATTGCTAAAGAAGCTTTAGAAGTTAAGAGAAAGTTCTTAACAGATCGATTAGAGGCTGGATTCTATCCTTTCACAAAGAGATGGCTTGGAACATATCGTAACTTCTTCTCTACAATTGGTGTCAATGGTATGAACGAAATGATTCGTAACTACACCAATGATGTTGATGACATTACTACACCAAATGGTAAAGATATGGCAGAAGATCTCCTCAACTACATAAGAGACTTGATGGTAGAGTTTCAGAAAGAAACAGGGCATCTTTACAATCTTGAGGCAACACCTGCTGAAGGGGCTACTACAAGATTTGCTAGAGAAGATAAGAAGCGTTATCCAAACATTATCCAAGCTGGTACAGAAGATGCACCGTTCTATACAAACTCGTCACAGTTACCTGTTGACTTTACTGATGATCCATTTGAAGCACTTGATTTACAAGATAGTTTACAGACTAAGTACACAGGTGGTACAGTTCTGCATATATACCTTAATCAGCGTATGTCATCTGGAGAGATTTGTAAACAGTTTGTAAAAAAGGTGTTGACAAATTATAACCTGCCCTATATAAGTATTACACCAGTGTTCAGTGTATGTCCTAAGCATGGTTATATTGCAGGGGAACATAAGTTCTGCCCTATATGTGAACACGAATTAGAAGCTAAAAGGCTTGCCAAATGCTGCAAATAGAATGGAGAGACATTGAAGGTTATGAAGGAAGATATATGGTATCAAACACAGGTCTTGTTAAGAGTTGTGAACATTATCATCCTATAATAATCAAAGGTACTCCAACAATGAGACATAGAAAGGAACAGTTGTTGACACAATGGAAACGAAGCAACTACCTTCTTGTCGATTTGTGGAGAGACGGTGAAAGAGATGTTAGAAGTGTACATGTTCTTGTATATGAAACATTTGTTGCACCACTAAAACCAGGTCTGTGTGTACATCACATAGATCATAACAAATTTAACAACTCTGTTGATAATCTTGTAGCAATGACTGTTGCAGATCATAACAGATTACATTATAAGGAACGAAAGCATGTTAAGTGAATTTGAATTAGCTGTATTAAAGAATAACAAGATTGACCCTAATGATGTTGAAGGTGTTACAACTGGTTATGTTGTGAAAATGAAAGATGGAACTGAACACCAACTCTGTGAAGTATATACTCGGGTAAACTGACATTGCCCTTTAAGGCTTTTCCACCTTTAGCAAGTGGGGTAGATTATATCTGCTAACGGGGAAACCTTACCAAGTAATGTTGAAGGCAATCCCGTGCGATTACAAACGTGTACAGACTATTCTCGTTAAGAGAAGTAAGGGTGAGACGCTACACTCTGAAAGAGCCTTCACTAATTAGTGTAAAAGATAGTCGAAACCTGTAGAAATATGGGACAAATTGAATGGGGTATTTACGTAGCAAATCAGAGTTCAATGTCGGTAAGAGACAAGAACATGATGATAGAACTTTGTTCAGTAATGATAAGGTAGGTGAATAATGCCTATTGAAGCTTGTGTAGTTCATGTGGAATATCTTGACAACTATGACAAAGCTTGGGGACATATTGCAACCAACACAATTAATGATGCTGGTTACGATTTGAGAGCATGCTGTGACACTCTGTTAGAGCCTGGAGAGTATGCTCTCATCCCTTTAGGGATTAAGACAAGCTTTTCAACAGGATATGAAGCACAATTAAGGGCTAGGTCAGGACTTGCTCTAAAGCATGGCATAGGTCTTGTCAATGGTGTTGGCACAATCGACTCAGGTTATCGTGGAGAATGGGGTGCATTACTTATTAATAATGGTAAAGAGCCTTTCTACATTAATAGAGGCGATAGAGTGTGTCAAGTAGTGTTTAATAAATTGCCATCAACTATCATAGTTACAACAGAGCATGTTGAAGCTGATGAAGATCGTGGTGGTGGTTTTGGAAGTAGTGGTGTAAAATGAATAGAACAGAGTGTTTAGAAGAAGCTAAAAGAATTATTAACGGAGCTCGTCAAGAGAACTATGGCAATCCTGAATCAAACTTTAAAGAGATTGCATTGTTATGGAGCGAGTATCTAGATACCGGTATTGAAGCAGAAGACGTAGCAATTATGATGATTCTTATGAAGATAGCTCGTCTAAAGAATAAAAAGAACCATGTTGACAGTTGGATAGATATCTGTGGATACGCTGCTAACGGCTGTGAGATTACAACAAATGATGATGAGGGTTAATATGACCGATATCTGTAAATGTAACAATATGAAATGTGCCCTGAGACAAACCTGTTTCAGGGCTTTAGCAACTGATTCAGAATACCAAGCTTATTTCATCATGGAAGAGAAAGAGATTCAAACACCAGAAGAGTGTGGTGAATACTGGGACTGTCCTGATGAAGAAGCGAGACAGAAGTATCAGCGATATTGGGACGATTAATCAACAGCTTGTTGTATAGCTTGATCTGCTTTATTAAGAGCTGTCATACCTTTTTGTAGAATATTTGGCTCATACTTATTAGGTACTTCAGAACCTTCTTTAAAGATTTGTAAACGATCATCTAAGAAGTACTTAAGGATCTCTGTTTTACTCTGCCAAAGATTTGGTAAAGATCTAATATATTTATTAAAATCTTCTGTGGCATTATAATCATGTGCTGAAAGTGCTAAGTTTACACCAGTATCTAATAAGAATACATTAATATTATCACCATCTTTTTGTAGACCGTAATGATAAAAATTACCAGCAATATCATGGTTTCGAATGATATTAGACATACGTGTCATGAACTCTGTATTTTTACCTAAGTCACTTTCATCAACCATTATAGCGCATTTCATTTGGTCTTCTGTTGAACTCTTTTCTTTACAGATTGAATAAGCTACTCTGTTATTTTTGGATAGCTTGGAAAAGTTTTCAACAGCAACAGGCACATCTTTATCAGAATATGGCACACTTACTTCAGCTGTTGTGGTCAAAGCAGCTCTTCCAGATTTTAAAATATCTTGTGTCGTTGCTAGACCTTGATTAAATGCGCTTAATGTTCCTGTGTAGTTTTCATTTGCTGCTACTGGTATTGCCACTAAAGGATCTTGCATGCCTGTTGATTTTACTGCGGCGTCTATTTCATCTTTTGTGTAAACTTTTTTGTTATATGTAATAGTACCGTTATCATTTAAAATAGGTCCTGAAGCATTATCGATAATGCCTGATATACCTTTTAACAATGTTCTAGAGTTTACAGGATCACTTAAAATACCTTGTTGCATACCAGGTGTCAAAGCAACAAACTGACGATACAGTGGTACATCCATAAGATTTAATCTATCATCTGTTGTCATACTTGCAATAAGATTTTCACCAACTTCTTTATTGTCTTTGATAGCTTCTGATGCCTGTTGTACAAATTGATTTAGTCCTAAATCTTGCATTGCTTTATCTACTACAAATATAGCATCATTTCTTCCCATTAATTGAGAAGCTCTTTCTAGTGCATTCTGTCTAACTGTTGTTTTCAATTCTACTGGATTCTGTGGTATTTTAGAAGAAGTGGCAACATTATAGATGTAATCATATATACCAAGTTTTGATAAAGATACACCAGACTTAATCATATTATCACGAGCAGCAAGTTTTTCTTCTTCAGTTGTATTAGGATTCTCTGTTACACTCTTATAATATAGATATGTTTTTATCTGATTATCTGTTGTATCATATAGTGCTCTGGCTTTAGGAGGTTCTAATGCTTGAAGATAATTACTGCTATTATATGCTTCTTGAAATTGTTTTTCTTTCTGAGCTCGTATATTATACTCTTCTTCTTCACGTGCTTTAGCAAGAGATTTAGAACTATATCCATAGTTTTCCATGATTGCTTCAGCTTTGGCTACATCCCAATTAGAATAACCAGTGTAGTTACGAGCTGTATTATACAATTGTTCGGCTTTAGCATTATACATAGCAGAAGCTCCACCCTTTTGGGCACGCTCTTTATTCAATGCAACAAGTCCCTCTTGAAGTATATTATAACCTGTTAAATCTTTACCACTTTTTTCAGCAGTTTCTTTGTCTTGTTGCAATCTTGCCATATCTGAAGCATAATCTAAATAGTTACCTTCTCTTTGAACAGCTAATGAATCATATTTATATTGCCTATCAAGATCTGCAAGTTCTCTTATACGCTTATCTTCAAATTCTAGTTCACGTATTCTGTCTTCTCTTGCAAGCTGCTTTTGTTCAGCATCATATTTCAATTCTTCAACACGCAATAGGGCATCTCCAATTCTAGAAAGATCTATATTGAATGAAGAATCTGCTTTTGGCAATTTGAAATCATTTCGTCTCGGAGCTTTAACACCTGCATAATATTGTACACCTGGTGCAAATCTTCCTTGGCTTTGAAGTGATGTTACTTGATTATATAAAGGCATTATTGTCTCCTATTTATTATGTAATGTTCGTATATAGCTTTTTGTACTTTTGACATAGCGTCTTTAGTATTCTTACCAGTATTCAATAACGAATTGATTCTATTGTTATAGTATGAAAAAAATTCTGGACGGTCTTCTTCAATCCATGCGCGACCTGCTGCAATACTGTTACGTAAAGCTGCATGTGTTTCCAGCCATTCTTCTGTACTATACTCCTCATTTGTTTGATTATATTGAAGATACCTTGTAATTGCTGGTTTAACATGAGCATCGATGTAATCATCTATAGAATCTTGATAATACTTGGTTAAAGCTCTTGTATCATTTATTTCACGTTCTTCTATAGGTTTGAATCCAAAAGCTAGCATAGCTACATCTTTATCTTCAACACCTTCTTTAATTACGTTACCATACTTATCAAGAATCTTCTTTTCAGCAAATGCATACATGGCTTTAGAAGCATTTCTTACACCAGTAGGAAGACCTGAACGTTGATTAATAACACGTAACCAATACATAAGATCGTTACCATCTGTATCAGGATTGAGTATGTCTTTTATAGTTCTATAAAGGTCTACTGTTAAAGGCATAATACCACTAGCAGGTAATGAAGGAGCTTCACCATTCCTATCAATTAAAGCCGATACCGTATTCCACATTGGTATAAATATACCGGCAATATCAGGACCCTCTCTGACATCGTAACCTAATGTAGACATCATATTCGTTAGTATACCGTCTAGTACAAGCCCTGTTTGTTCTGGTGTTAACTCTGTGTGTCTATTTAAATAATCGTATAGTACTGGTTGACCATCTTTCCAGAATGTTCCTTTTATTCCCCACATTGCTAAAAGAGCTGCAAAGAATCCTAATCGACGCATAGGTGAGAATTGCTTACCAGTTAGAGCTGATAGAACACCCATAGGATATGATAAGAATTCTGTAACAAGACTCCCAAAAGGATTGCGCTGTAACTGGCTAACATTGGCAGAAGTCATATTAAAGTTTAAATCGTCTGCAATGCGTGCAATATCTTTAAAGTCTTTAGTTTTGCTAATATTATACGCTGCAATATCACCAATAAGATAAGAGATATCATTACCAACCTCATAGAACATAGTGTTAAGTTTTTGAAATCCTTTTAACTGTTTAAGGTACATACTTGTTCCAAGCAGCTCAGGTCTTTTAGAAATCTGATGGAATGTTCCATAATCATGCATATATCTAATAAGATCTTCCATAGCATCTGCAGACATAAACCCTAGTGTTGCGTTGAGTTGTCTCATAATCTTATTAAAAGGCAGTTTAGTATCTCTTAAAGCGTATGCTACAAGTACAGCAGGTGCTGATGCTATTGCTTTAATAGTTTCAGTAGGATATATAGAAAGCATATTCAATATTTGTAAAGGCTGTTTCCATAACATAGCAGCATTTGCCATACCTAGATAAGCATTGAATACAACCGATTGAGCCACACGAACAGGATTTTTATCTTTTAACTTTTCCAATGCAGCAGTATTCCACCACTCTGGACCAAGATCTTCAGCAATGTCAACCCAACTATTCCAATATTGAATTATTTTCTTATCAGCTCTAGTAGGTGTACCTGATATACTGTTAACAATATGTTGTATGTGCTCTGCAGATCTTATTTTCCATTGATCACGTTTTGCTACTTCTTTTAAAGGTTTTAAGTCAGCATGAGTCACTAAGTATTTACCAGATACAGCAAAAGGATTCAAACCTGTAGAAGTGTCTATAACATCTGAGAAATTATTTTTAAAATACTCTCCATATGATTCAATCAGTTTATCGATGTTACGATTATAAGCAATTCTTTGTATGGATTTTTCCATAATATGACGAGGATCTTCTAGTATATCTTGCTTACCGTTAATATTTGATAAAATCTTTCCACGACCTTTAAAGTATCTGTTATTAAGATTCATCAATTCTAAACGCGATGTATCCATCTTTGATGAAGAATTGAAATCAGGATAACCCGTGGTGTTAAGAGGTTTTTCTCCGCTTCTGTAAATACCTGGTTCAAAGTTTGGATCAATTATTCCAGAAGGATTTTTAGGAGATCGAATCAAATCGAATAAATCTGCTGCACTATCTACTTTAAAATATTGAAAGTCTGTTTCATCTAAAAGAACTTGCATATCTGGTAAAGACCCTTCTGTCTCTTTATAGATATTAATAGCCTGTTTTACTTCGTCAACATACTTCTGTAATGCATTTATATCGTCTCCAGATGTAAGTGTTTTAGGAGTGCCCCAATAAGCTTTACCATCTCCGTATACAAGTCTTCCAATCTTTACAAATAATGTACCGTTTTCATATTGACGTATACCACCTTCTGCATAATGCAATATAGCATCTGGAAGAGGTTTATTCATACCGATACTATCTTTCGAAAGAATGTAGTTGTAATTCAAATCTTCATTGGCAATACTGTAAGGATGTACTTCATACAGATCGTAGCCTTTCTTAATAAACTCTTCTTTAATGCTCTTACCTGAGTATGTACGAGAGTTAACGTATCTTTTTTGATCTGGTACATATATTTCCATACCGCTAAAACCTGTGGTGTTTAATATACCATCGTCAACATTCTTTACAATTCTACCAGATGAATCACCATGAAAACCCTCACGTTGCATCTCTCTTATAGATTTATCATTTTCAGTAATCCATAATAAATCATTTGTATCTTTCCATGTCTGATGAAGTTCTTTAGCTTTTGCAGAGATTGGCATAAGCTTTAAATCAATTTCATCAGTCCATTTACCAAGCCCGTCATTAGCATGTTGCTCTTGTGTTACCAATGATTTAAATTGTTCAATATCTTCATCAGTAGCACCCTTTAAAGTTTTATTAACTTCTTTAGTAAGAATTGCCTGTTCTGCTGAAGTACGTCTAAGAGCTGCAACATTTTCTTCCTGAGCTTCTAAAGGGATATGTGAACGACGTTCTAATACCCCTGTTACAGGTCTAGTTGCCCACATTTTTTTAGCTGATTCAGGGACTGTTGATGTATTTAATTTAATTGGTGCTTCTTCTGGTAATAGATTTTGAAGCCTTTTAGAAAGTCCACTTAAATTCATTTAATATCTACCTCTACTTCTTTAGGATTGATAGGTGCATTATACTTTACATTTACAGGTTTGTCAAGTTTTAGTGTTGAAAAATCGTCAACAACACCTACAACATACCCGTTACCATACTTGATAGGGAATGCACGTTTACCTGATGCTTTATAAATACTTTCTGTTTCATAAAGAACACCACCATATTTATTTAAAGATACTGACCCAACACGTTGCTTCTTTGAAGCAGTTGTTAAAAATACTTTACCATCTTTGGATACCATTGCTGTCACACCTTTGCTACCAAGTTTTGAAATGAATTCAAATCCTTCGTAACCTTTTTTCTTCAAATCTGAAACAGCCTTTCTTACAAATGGAGAATTCTTATTCCCTTCATAATAAATCTTGTCGGCATTTTTAAGTTCATAACGAATTATTCTAGGCATCTTCACATTCTTAGTAGGCTCTAAGAAATGCTCCGTCATATCTCTTATAAAGAGTTGGTTACGCATATCTTCTTCAGATAATTGTTTTATATCTATTTCGTTATTTTTTTCAAAAAGTCTTAACTCATCTTCAAAGGCTCTGTTAAGTGATTGTTTACTCTTTATCACCTTATTAGCAATTCTCTTCTTTAATGAATCAAGTAAGTCACTTACCTTCTGTGCTTCTTCAATAGTCGGTTCATGCTTGTATTCTTCTTTTATAAACTGTTGAATATCTTTTACATCATAAGGCTTCCACCATCCTTTATCTATAAGTTCATCAACCATAAACTCTTCCGAACCTATATTGTACCTATGTGGTTGATAACCTTCTGTTCTAATATTCCTTTGAGGACTATACACTGTAAGAACATTTCTATCTTTAACAGCTTCATTGTTTATCCTCTGAGTCTTTTGTAAAGCTTTTGTATAAGACATAATGTGTCTGTTATCAGATCCACCACCTACAATATGCACCATAGCACCATTGATATCAATATCTAAATCAAGAATGGTATTGCTTGGTGTTACATCGTTACGTTTATTAACACCTGATAAGTATTTATTGTAATCCAATGCAACTATACCACCAGTATAATGTGGAGCATCTACTGTCTCACCTTGTCCAATGCTTTTATAACCTTCTACAGAATATCTCGGAACACCGTTATCCATTCCAACATACTCTAAATCAATAATTCTTGGTGAAAGATCTTCATTAGGTACTGTTGAATCTGTTAAAGATAATGCTTTAGGAGTCAATACTTCTCCATTAGCGACCTTTGCTTCGGATACTTTATGAGCTTGTGTCGCATTTTTAACAGTTTTAAACAGTTTATTTGATACATAAGCCATACCCTGAATACCCTTACCAATTACTGCTCCTGTTAAAAGATTTGCATCTAGATATTCTTTTGTACCAGCTGTTGTAACATATTCAGCGATATCATACCAATATTCTCTATTAGCATCTGTGAATGTTTCATTGATAAGATCTCTTACTCTGTATCTAGCTTCAATTGGATCTTTAGATGTGTAATTAATTTCTGTGGCTTTCTCATTAAACTCTTTACCAATTGTAGCAATAGAAGCATGTCCTGTTGCAGTACCTAATTTAGGATATAAAATAGTGCCTAATGCAGCTCCACCAATAGAACCTAATGGACCTAATACAGATCCTGCTTTAGCTCCAATAGAAGAAGATCCTGCTGTACCTAACAATTGCTTTGATAAAGTTTCTAACCAACCCACATCCTGCAATTTCTGAGCTATATCCCATGCGACAACCTCATTAAAAAGATTTAATTGCGCTTCTTCTTCAAATGTGTTGCCAGTCTTTATTACAGATATTGAATCAAGATCTTCAAAGAAATTATCAGCTTGCTCTTGTACAACCACAGCCCTTTGTAGCGGATCAGTTTGCATAAGTTCACGCATCATTGATTCGCCAAGTAATAAAACATTTTTAGTAGTTTCACGATCAATTTTTAAATCACCTTTTTCATAGCTCTTTGACATGGCTTCTAAAAAATCTTCATCAAAATCTTCTTGCTGCTTTTGTTCATAAGCCTTTTCAATTTGATTAATAGGTATATCATCTGGTTCACCTAAACGATCTGCTAATAATCTATGATATTGTTCCTTTAAAGCTTCTTCTTCATCTTCTAACATAGTATAAGATAGGGCTATTGAAGATCTTCTAGGCGTGTAAGGTATTTCTTGAGCTTGAGGAAATTTTGTTTCAATTCTTATTTCTAAAACCATTAATAGTTTCCTCCTAAGAATGTAATTGGTGTAGCACCTCTGTAATATTGAGTGTCATATAATTGACCTGTAGTTGTATTCAAACTTGATGCAGCGTATTTAGTCTTATTTAATTCAGGCATGTTAGCAGCAATATATCCTTGTGAAGCACCTGTTATAATGTTTTGAGTACCTCTCATGGTCTGTGTATAGCCTGTACCAGAAGCTATCTGACCAAGTCCTTGTCCAATACTTCCTCCAACTGCAGCACCAATAGGACCACCTATAAAACCTCCTGCGACAGTTCCTGCTACAGTACCTACAATAGATCCAATAGCCGCTCTTTTCTGCTGTTTCTTCTGATACTTTTGATACATATTCTGTGCATACTCATTTAAATCTTGAACACGCTGTGCTCTATCTGAAGAAGCGTAGGAGAAGTACGTTTCACCTGCTAAAGATGAATCAATATTCGCTAAAGCGCCTTCAGCTGATGAAGATCTTGCAGTGGTGCTGTAATTGCCGACTTCTAATATAGCTCGAGCAAGACGTTCCTGTCTAATATTCGATATAAGACTTCTACGAAACTCTTCTTGTTCTTGATAGTCATTTATATCTTCTGCAGTTCTTAAAGCCCTCTCTGCAGCTCTTTTATATTTTTTACCGCTACTTCCGAATAATCCCATACTACTTGCCCCTTGTTATAATATTTAAACCAAGCAATCTAAAGTCTTTGTTTCTATCGTTACTAATCTCTACTTGGAATGCTTTACCACGACCACAGATATGTAAACGACTCTCTACATATTCATCATATAAGAAGTCCTTTTGTGGTCTGTAACCATTCTGAATCATATCCCAACGATTGCTTCTATCCTCTAATGACCAGCCCCATCTCATACGAATATTTGCACCAGATTCTGATACATACTTTGCTTGATTTAAATCATCTGTATCAGAGTTTAGTTTGTATGTTTCAGTTCTTTGAAACAATGTCTGCATAACTGGTGTCTGCTTGTTATAGAATGTATCACCTAAAGAGATTGGCTTAGATACCATATAAGACTTATAAGGAGATACGTCCCAATCCCTGAACTCTCTATCGTTAAAGTCACCAAAAGAATATTTAGTACCGTCAACGACTAAGTAAACTACAGCACTGTTACGGTTATATTCTGCAGATGTGTTTGTATCAACTACAACATTATCTATTCCAGATTTAACACGCTTTCCACCAGCTCTGATAACAATCTTTGGTTTAATCTTTGTCACTTCTTTAGAAGCTGTAAAGTCTGTTAAGTACTTATTTTGAGTGTACCCTACAATCTCGTTATTACTATTCAATACAACATTGCCTTCAAAATGAACTTTTTCGTTGTTTACTTTCTGATTCTTTTCATCGTATACACCTACGTAATTACCGTTAACGTCTCTTACAACATTTCCAGAATCAATTGCAATAGGCATAAAGCAATTATAGTTCAGATCTAATACGAGACCTTGATCCAGCTTATGAGGGTCACTTTCATTTGTTGGGTACATCCAGATGATTCTATTGTTACCCATGTCAAAAGCACCTACAACGTTGTTCTTAGAAAAGAGGTTAATATTCATAAAGTAGTTATGTATAGTTGTATTGGTGATACATTGACATACGATATTGTTTGATTCCATAGCTATTCTGTATATACCGTTATGACTCCAAAAGAATATTGAATCATCTGTTGATACACAACTATATTCACCTGTGATGCCTATGTTAGCAATCTTTATTATGTCGTATTCAGTTGCTGTAAACAGGTTTTCTAATGGACTTAATATACCTACTATCTCTTTATTACCGAAAGCTATTACACCTCTATTAAAAGCCTTTAAAGACCTGCCTTTACCAATTGTTAACAGCTGTATCATACCTCCATCAGTTGCAACAATATCTGAGATTTCTTCAGAAGTAGGATCAGCGTCTTGATAGCATTTGCTGTAGTTCTGTAATCCCTGTTTCAATGTCTGAGAGAACAGTACAGTGTTACCAATAAGATAAAAGATTCTTCCACCAAATGCTTCAATCTTTGAAATGGCACCCGTTAACAGATCTGATGCAGGTAATCCTTCGACAATATCTGAACCACCTTCTTTTTTATTCAATTCGAGAACATCAACATCTGCAACAATTTTAAACGGCAATAAAGAATATCCTTGAGGAGTGTTACTTAATGTACCATTCCATTTCAATCCAACAGAATAGCGTATAAACTGTCCAGGTTCTGTTATCGTTATGGTGTATTCTTGTGGAGTACCTATTGGATCTGTAATTGAGAAATTAGCAGGCTGAGAATATATGGCATGTCTTGTACCTTCTGAATCAATACCGTAAACTTCAATGTTAAAAGCTCTTGCCATAGCGTAGAAGTTAGCTCTTTGTTTATCACCACGACCCATGTAACAAGCGTTTATATAGAAGTAATTTTCTATAGAGCTATTATAACCAGATGTTGAACCAACTACAGTAGGATCGTTAAGTACCAGCTTCAGCTTAGACAGTTTTCCGGTTATGTTTGCAGGTAAGTTGAATGACACTTGAGCGTCTGATTCTTTCTTTACCATATAATCTTTAAATTCGTTGATGACTTCTTCAGGAGTAGAAAGCAATCTTAAACAGGTCATAGAAAAGTTGAAAGGAGTTGCATCAGAATAGTAAGGTGTCTCAAAATGGAATTGAGTTACTGTTGATGATTCTTCTTCTTCCGTATCTATACCAGAAACTTGCTGTCTGCTTCTAGAAATGTAATCAAGAATGTAATGCCCTTTAGGAGCTGGAGTATTTCCGAAGTGTTTATTCAACAGGTCTGTTGTATTGTATTCACCACTCTTCTCTTTTCCAAGAAACCATTGCATATTATTAGCAGGATATCTACCAGCTAAATAAGTTGACTGATAATCTTCAAAGAACTTTCCTTTATAATCAGCTACAGGAAGAAGTGAATAAGCCTTTTTAGCTTCTGCATCATATATTTCTTTATCCCATCCCTGATTTTTAAGATTGTAAAGATGTCTTGCTGTCATTGTTGTAGGGAGCTCATCGATTCTAAAACCATCTTCTAGACCGTTTATATCCCTATACTTTAGATTGTTTATTTCTGGAGTAATGAATACACCAAGATCGGCATCATACTTGATCACAAATGGTAACAACCACTTACCAACTACAAAGAGCAAGTTAGATACACCAACAACTGATACAGGTTCATTAATCAGATTCGGTTCATTAACAGGTATGTTGTAAGTATATATCGGTTCTCTTTGAGATATCGGTTGGATGTTTTCATAAATATACAATTTGGTATTGATCTGTACAACAATATAGCTATGATCTGCATAGACATTTTCCCAATAATAAACAGAGTGGGTGTTTATCGGTTCATTTGTTTCAATCCATTTACCATCTTGTTCAATATTGAATCCGTATCTTCTGCCACGTTTACCTTCTGGAAGAATTGTACAATTGAGTTCATCAGATGTATTAAGTGTCAAATCATCTGTATCAGAGCCTTCAGTATTTAATCCACCTATGAAAGGCTTTAAGAATAACTTGGAATAGCTTGGCATAACTCTTTGTAATCCTTCATTCTTTTGTTGATTTTGTCACCACTCTGTTTTATTCTTGTTGTGGCTTTTTTAAATTCGTCATCAATTCTTTTATTGTTGATAGCTTTAATAGCTTGTTCAGCATGGTAAAGTGTGGTAAATCTTTCATTATATGGAGAGCCACCACCTTCGTTAATAATCTTAAAAAACCTACCATCTCTTACAGCCTTTAAACTCTTCTGCCAGTTAATGGTCTGTTGTGCCATAGTGTTGTCTCCTTAAACCTTACTCGTTGAGAATGCTTATCAGCTGTTACCAATTCTTTACGAGCTCTATCATTTGTGATAATATCTTGTTCCCTATTCAATTCATAAGCTGCTTGAATCCTAGCAGAATTTAGCAACAGATTGAAATGCTGTGGTGCAAGATCTGGTACAAATATGTCTTCAAGTTTGAATTCAGGTATAACAAGTCCGTAACAAACTGTGTACTCTTCCATTATAGTTGATGACTGTTTGTTATCCCACGCATCAAGAACTATCTCAGTATCGTTAAAGCTCGTGTAGTACTGTGGCATTCTGTCATTGTATACATTATATCTGACACCAGATTCTTGTACAATGTTTACAACATTTTCTTTTGTAGGATTCTTATCAAGACTCCTCTCAAGAAATTCTGTCGGCTCTAACCAAGTTAGATCACAGTACTTATCACGTTCTTTATCGTAGTATTTTAATACATCTATCTGACATACGTTATCATTAAAGAAAAGGGTAGTAGGTTTACTCAAGTCTGATGCACTATGCAGCTGCACCAAATTGCTACGAGCTTTTATATCTCTTGTATAGAGTAAATGCTCATAGGTTTCTTTTACGCACTGTGCAACTTGCATGGCTTCTCTAGTATCTGAAATAGATTCCACCATCTGTCCATCAACAGCTTGTAAAATTCTCTGCACCATTTCCAATAATGTGTATTTCATTTTCTTTTCTTACCCTTACTCTTACAAGCCATGTTATATCTCCTATGTAAAATATCGTTTACGTTACGTCGTATATTGTAAAATATATTTAGCATTATGTCAACTGAAAAATAACGCTAATTCTTTTGATCTTCTTCTGACGAGTCCTTTGACGACTTTGCCATCTGCTTTAATCCAGTCCCAATTTCTGAAAGTTTCTGCGATGTCTCCTCTACAAATTGCTTGCTTGAGTTTGCTACGATCAAACGCAGACTGTCCAATGTTGTAAATAAGACTGTATAGAGCAGCCCTTTGATTGCTTGTGAAGTTCCCCTCAGGGAGCTTGATGCGGTGTTGGCAATGATACTCCAACAATCTTTCAGCAGTTTTTTCATCAATTATATCTCCTTGTTTTACTGGTGTTCCGTCTTCATAAAGGGTTGATCCATACCCGATAGTCCACTTACCTGCAGAACACTTATAGGCTTGTGAACGAAACCCTTCAAATTCCTTTATAAGATCCATAGGATCAATAGCTTCGCTTATAATATCGTACATAGCTCTATCACCTTCCCTAATAGAATAGAATAGCCCGTAGCAACTTGTTCAGCATACTCGGGTTTATAGAAACAAAAGGACGCATAAGCAAGTATTATACCTGCTAACACTCCTGCTATAATCTTTGTTTTCATTGTCTTGTATGCTCGTCCAAAATTATGTGATAGATATCTTTCACATCTTTACTGGTCTCTGCCGTTTTATTAAGAATATTGTCAATCTTTAATTCAATCGTAGAGATCTTTCCTTCTGTTGTTGCCATTCTCTTTTCAAGATCTGTAACACGTGGATTGAGTGTTAATAAAGTCTGTATGAATACACAGATAACGAATACTGCACTGACAATTGTACCAAGTATCTTTATCTTTTCAATTATCATTGCTACGCTCCTGTTATCACATTCGTATTCAGAGGTTTCCAATAGCTTACCCACGCTCCATCCATACTTGTTTTCAGTTCAACCTGATCAAGTTGTATCACACCATTAAAGGAATATGTTCCATCATTTGATAACCAGAAATATTCTTCACTCATGAACATATTTGAAGTAACCTGTACAGCCTTTGTCCATGCTGATAATTCTGGCAACGTTTCCAAAGTATACGATCCATTATCTGTAAGAACATATAACGTAGATGTATAAGAACTGTTAGAGGAATTATAAATCGACTGTACTTTGATCCAATATACTGTATCAGCTGTTGCAGTGCCACCCGTCGTTCTCGAGCCTGTATAGAGACACCACGCAGAACCATACAGTCCGAAGCAAACATTAGTCGTAGCGTTTCTGAACACCATATTGTATCCTGATGGAGTCTTCGGAGTTATCTTTGCAGTGAAGTCAAAGCTCTGTGGAAAGAACTCAATATTCGGCAGCTTTTTGTTTGATACTAAATAGGTTCCGTCAACAAATGTTGCAGCATTTCCTGAATAAGTAACATCACCAACCTGTGAAAAATTAACTGAAGGGGGTGCATTTGTAAGATGTGAATCTATAACTTTAGAACCTAACCAAACTTTGCCAGATACTGTCTGTGCTTGATTAAACTCGGTTTCCCCGTCGTAAAAACAGTTCCAGTCATGCGTTGTGCCGTCATCATCTCTCAATGCCCCTGGCAGAATACCGTCGGCACCGGTCAGATAATTCTTACCCGCAGGCGCAGTAACTCCTTTATATCCCGCATAACTGTTCCCGTTAGGAAGAAGTCCTGATGATACCGTCAAGATTGAGCCGTCCTGCGTAATCGTAACCCCGTCATAAGGCTCTAATGTTACATCATCAACCGTATCAACCGTAATGCTTTTAGTGATAACCTTGTCCCAATACCTGTCTTTAACGATTTTATATTGAAACGGCATTCCCGCATAAACCTGTTTACTATATGTCGTCATTCTGCTTCTCCATCAAATTCAAATGTGTCCGGTGCCGGCGTTACATTAACCGTCAAAGAAACCTTTTGCGGTAGCAACGTCGCAACCTCAATTTTGCCGTCCTGTGTTTTACCCGTCGTATAGCCTGTCAACGTCTGGTAAGGAATAACATATTTCTTATCAGGATTATAAGCAAACCATTCTCCGGTTGTCGTTTCCAACTTGAAAATGTATGGATATACCTTGCCTGTAGTAACATTAGCACGAATATAACAATAAGCGAGCAGAGTCCTGTCCTTATTGTATGCCATAATCGGTACACTGCTGGGACGACTTCCCTGAATAGATGCCGTGTCTATAATCGGCGTAATGTCTGTCCAGCTTTTATCTGCCTTATCAAACTGATAGATTTTCGCATCTACCTCCTCGACAAAGCCAATTTGCAAAATCCCCGTCTCAATATTATAGACAATACCGGATTTTTGTGCTTTCATTTTGCTGAACAACGGATCATTGACAGCTTCCAGAGAATAATCATCCATAATTTTATAGGTGTTTACCGTCATCAAAGAACTATTAAAATTATAATAGTTTGAACAATCTGTGCCAAAAACATAGTCTCCCTGCTCAAATCCTGTAACGTAAATCATAAAAGCATTGGGAAACTGTACCGTTCTTATCAGGCTGTAAGTTGTTCGGTCATAAACATCAATAACATTATCATGCGCATACAATATCTTGCCATCTGCCAAAATAACCCTGTACTTAGTAGATAAATGAGCGTTTGGCATATTCAAAGTTATTAACGGCTCTCCGGTCGTATCAACCGTGTTTGTTTCGTAATCATAAGGGTAAATATCTGCCTTGGCAGAAGTCGGATTTATTGCCAGAGCCAACCCGTCGCCAAGCCATACCATAGAATTGGGAAACTGTCTTTGCGTATTTAAATCACAAATGGAACATGACAAATAACTACCGCTCCGAATGTAATAATAACTGTAAACGGTCTTTCTCTCAATTATGTCGATTATATAATTTCCCGGCACACTTATTTTAGAAAAAGCAGTCTTATCCCAATTGTCCGTGTTTTCATTATAGCTGAAAACTTCCTTATATCTGACAAGATTATTATCCATAAAAAACGTAGCATTGCTCGGTAAAGTGTCGTAGCCTGAAACATCCCATAATTTCGTTTCAAAGTTCATCTGCCTAACCAGATACACCGGCTTGTTTGCCTCAACAACATCGTTTCCTGTCTGATTAGATGCATAAACAACATCTCCAGAACCTCCACCACCGCTCTGCACAACTACGTGAGAATTTGTTAAAGCTGGTATATTATACTGTACCATTTGGTCTCTCCTTAATAAACCACGATATATTTTCAGCTACAATAGGTTCTGTTGGCAATTCTTTAACATACAGTGAAAGTCCGAATACAGCTTCGTTATCGTCTGAATTTGTTAAGAAAGCAGTAGCGTATGGTCCAACATTGCCTGATACAGCATCTTTCATACTTAGTGTTACAAATGCTGAAGCACTGTAAGGAGATGATGAAGGCATAGGATACCCTGAGTTGTATGTTAATGTTTTAACAAAGTTGTAACCCTCTGCAGCATATACCGTTGTAGGCAACCAGTCATCTGTAGTGTATGTCATACTAGCCACAAAAGGATTGAAGAAAGTATTGATATTGTACTTCTTAAGAGCTTCTTCACCAGCTGCTGTAGTTTCTTCTAATGTAGTTTTACCGTTATATACAGCATCTGTTATATCCGTTAAACCATCTGAAATAGTCTGAGTAATACTTGTTTGACCATCGTGTACAATACTTTTAGCTTCGTTAGCATACTGTTCTGATAGGTCACGTGCTCTTCTAGATTCTATAGAGTACTGTTTAGATTCTGCAGCAGATGATTCAGCTTTCTTAGCACTATTAGCAGTATCTTCAGCAGCTTGAACAGCTTTGTATATGTGTTCTTTATAAGCTCCATAAGATACTGCATCAGTATCGTCAACAGGTTCACCAAGATTGATAATCCTTCTGCTGTTCATATCAAACTCTGCATCCATAAAGTTTGGAGTCTTTCCCGTTCTAGATACAGAATCTTCAACAGCTTTTTTAAGAGCGTCGAAGTTATCGTTTATAAGTTTGGTTGCAGATGCATCATTATGTGAAAGGCTGTCTAATGTTTTAATATCTACTTTGCTCATCCTAAAAAGCCCTCATCTTTCAAACCTTGTATCATATTGTTGGTGGTTGTAGTAGTATTTGTAGCACTTGTTTTCAGCTGCGTAAGAATCTCTACAATATTGTTATACATAGCTACAATCTCTGCAGTATTTTTATTGATTATGTTCTGTACATCTATCGGTAAAGCATCTGTATTAATATCTTCTAAAGTGTTATCTATACCTTGATGTAATTGGGAAGTGTCTATAACAAGACTATTCTGAAATGTAATTGGTGTAATCGGTGTAATTGTGACCTTATCAAATTCCAAAGAAGATGAAGGCACTTTCTTAAACGAACCTTTACCTGTTCCGTCTGCAACATATACAGTACCTGCCACAGCTTTTGAAGCACCCTTAGGTTCGTGTAATAATTCATCAGATAAAGTTGCATGTTCTATGTCAGCCATTGTATATTCCTTATATAAGTTTGAGGTGGGCTTGATGCAGAACACCTACCCACCCCTTTAATTGGTTTTAGATGTACTCGATCAACAAAGTACCTTTAAGACCTGCATATGCCTTATCCAAGACTGGATAGCGTTCCTCAGCATATCTGATAAGAGCTTCAGCATTTGCTTCAGCATTTACAGACTTACCAGCAACCAATGCCTGATTCGAGAACAAAGCTTTACCGTCTGAACCATCTTTCTTTACAAGAGAGATAGAAGTAATCGGCGAAGCAGTGTTTTCACTATCTACCAGAATCGTTGCACGAGTAACAACAGCACCAGCAGGAATGTGAGCCTGCATCAAATCGATACCAGCTACAACAGGTCCTTCTGCATTGAGTACGACTTCGATGCAGTTGTGCATACCTTCTGCAGGTTTTGCAGATGCATTATAGAGCGGAGAGGTTGCTTCACCACGACCGACATAACGCTTCAAACCAAAATTTCCAACATATTCACCCATGTCTATTCTCCTTATGCAGCCGGCGTAATTGTTGAGTTAGTGTCAGAACACAAGATAACAACGAGGTTGTCGTAGTCACCCATGCCAAGACCGTAACGAGCAACCGTTACATATTCTTCACGCTGCTTAGCCATGTTCCAACGTCCTTCGAACTTAGGCATCTGTCTCCAAGCCATACGGAACGGACGGCTATCAGCAATGTTCGTAAACAGAACAGCTACACCACAGTTTGTCAAAGCATTAAAGGCCTTGCCATCACGTGCTACCAAGTTGGTTTCACCAGAAGACTGCGGCAAGAATTCAGAAGTATACACGTCCCAACCATAGATGTTGAAAGCAAACTTCATGCCAGTCATTGCACCATCACGTACAATACCTTCGAACTTCGGATTGAACTGCAGAGAAGCTCTGATACGCGGATTCCTAACGATTGCATATTCCTGATAAGACGGGATAATAGCAACTCTCGGTCCGTGATAGTTAACTTTATTCAATGCAACAGATGCATAAGCAAAGTCTTCAGGCGTCAAAGTACCATAGGTATCCTCAGATTCACCTGCAACAAATCTGTGCATCATTCCGTTCAAGATATTCTTATCGTCTTTCTTGTGTCCTTCACCCTTCATTACCAAGTTGAAGATCTTCTGTTCCAGATCAGCAGCAATTGCACGAGCTTCCAATGCCGGTACCTTTGCCATAATCTGAGAAGCCAGATAAGAATCCTGTGAGAACTTAGCAGTGATATAGTGACCACTGTTAACATATTCGTTAATTTCAAATGTACGAGTACCGAAGTCAAGACCTTTGAAGTCAATCTCTTCACCCTCGTGATAGTCAGATACAGTCGCTCCGCCCATCTCTACATCTTCCCATTTGTCTCCATCCGGGAAAGAAGTAATGACGTCTACGTAATTCATGGCGATCAATTCAGGTTCGAGCTGTTCGCGTAACACACCAGAATAAATCACTGCACGAGTAACGGCTCTGCCATTTGCATCTTGACTGTTAATACCGTTTAAATCAGCCATTTTAGTATTTCCTTATATTACCATGTTTTAATTTTATTAAGCATTGAAGGATCTTTAACAGCCCTTTCAAATAATGAAGCCATAGCTTTAGGATTTTTTAAAGAAGCTGTATCAATCTGTTCATTGCTTGTTTCATTTGAGATATGTCTAGAACTCTGAAGGAAGTTTACAGAATCAAATGAGACTTCGTTCTTAATTCCAAACATGCTTTTAAAAGCCTTGGGACTTGTCTTTGCAATGTTCTCGAGATATTCAACAGTGCAGCCCAGTTCCTGTGCTTTATTTTTTAATGCAAGGTCAACATCACTCGCAATACCTGCAACAGCATTATGACAATCTGTCAAATTATCTGATTCAAGTTTTGCTTTTGTTTCATCTTGCAATACCTTGAGAGCTATCTCTTTCATAGTATCTTCGGTAATATCTGGAGTGTTAGTATTCTCCATCCCTTTCTCCCTAATCTGTTTCAGTTCGTCTACAATCGTTCCCTTTCTTTGCAGTTCTGCGATTGCTTCATCTTTTTCTTTAAGAGCCTTTGTCAGCTGTGAAATATATTTATCAGCCTCCGCTTTACCCTTAATAAGATCTTCAACAGATTTATAAGCAGAATGCTCTCCGACATTGATCATCCCAGTTAGATTCTCTTTGTCATCTTTTTTTACTTCCGAAGTAGTTGCTTCATCAGTCATATAAAATCTCCATTATTTCTTTTTTACGCAATCAAGTATACCATACTCAAGTAACCTTGTCAAGCCCTTTTTATAGCCTATCTTATAAGCCTGCTTCAGTGCCCAAGAAGGATTGTCAAAGTCTTCATCAGCTACTTTGTCATTGTCCTCGATGTCATCTTGCACCAGTTCTACAAGTTTATTGAGAAGAAGTTGAGAAAGATCTATTTGTCTTTTAAGTTCCTTCTTCTCTTCTGGTGTAGCTCTACATAATACCTTGTTCAGCATCAATCATACCTTGCACTTGAGTTTCTTCCATTTGCCTTGTAGCAAATTCAGCAGCTTGTTTCATATCTAGTTCAGAATACACACGAGAATTGGCACCAAGAATATTATTGTATCTATCCAATCCTGTGCTATGAATCAAAGCCTTAGCAATCACTTCGGGATTTATCCAGTTTGAAACAAGAGGATCTTGGTACAGAGCAGTATTTGAAAGTTGCATTAAAGTCTGTGCAATCTGAGCTTTCTCTGTGTAAGTACTAGAACCAATTGCTACAAATCTGCCATCAGTCTTTAACGTATCTAAATCAACATCAATGAAATCGATAACACCATTATCATTCTTAACTTTGATTCTTACTTGTCTGTTAGGATTCGCTAAGTATATCCTAATCATCAGAGTAAGCAAAGGTTCTAACATTTCTAATTCAAACTTGTGTACCTTTTCGTTAAAGAGTCTTGATGCAGCGGTATTAAGCTGTGACACTTCGAATGCAGTCTTTTCACCAGGTGTTCTGAATCCCATAGCTTCTTTAGGCATACCTGCCATCTCTTCCATCATTGCTAAGTATCTGTCTATATATAGATCAGCTTGTAATGCTGTTGAATCAGGTCTTATGAATTGAATGTTAGCATCTGTATCAAGTCCAATATGACATCCTGGGTAAATATATTCAGGCATTTCAACATCACCTTGTGTAACAATTGTAGGATTGCTAATGAAGTTGAATACATCAGCCCTCTTGTTCTCTAAGAAGTCTATCATGAATTGCATACCTTTGATGTTATCCAATGGTGACATACTCCAAAGATTATCTTTACGGTCTCTCCAACCTGCTTTGAAAATATTACACCCGAATCCGTAATCAGTAATAGGCTCATTAAGAATAACACTACATCTATCCATTACAACAATACGAGAAGATTTGTAAAGCTTATTAGATTCAATATCATATAGATCTCCATAGAATGTTAATAATTCTACAGTATCTGTATTGTAATAAGTTGACCAGCTGTCAAAACCTGCAATATGACACATATCATCTACAATAGCATCTCTGTTGTTCTGTGAAAGATACTGATATACTTTATTACGCTTTTCGACAGCCTTCTTTAATGCTACTTGAAACATGTTAGAATCATTAGGTACATCGTCAATGCTCTGCATCAATTCACCAAGAGTCATAACAGTTCGAATAATCTTTGGAGATCTTTCAAAGCTTGTTGCCAAAGGATCAAAGAATATATCCATAGGATTGATACGAATTGCTTTAGGACCGCTATAGATTAAAGAATTACGTAATGAATCATTATATTCTACAACAGTAGCAAAAGCATTGCCATAGTCTACATAGTCTTCAACAATCTGTCTAATGGTTGGTTTAAAATTAGAATCTTGTAACATCTGTTTAGCAATACTCTTTAACGTATTCTTTACTTCCAGATTAACAGATCCTTCATCATATGGTTCCCAATCAATAAAATCAGGTAATCCAAACATAGCATCAAGATAGTACGTAATCAACATATCACGAATCTGAGTAAGCTTTGGTATATGTGTACTATTGTCATAGTCATGAGGTTGATTGTATATATCTGCTGTAGACGTAGCGTACAAGTTCTCTAAAGTTTCTTTAGCATTATTGTACCATCTGTCACGAGCATTTTCCCATGTTACAAACTTGTCTGCAATACTTGTAGCAAGTCCATCTGGCTCTTGTAAAACTTTGATTTCAATTGTATTAGGCATGTGTTAGATTCCTCTTAATTTATTAGTGGTTAGATTCCACCGAATCGTGATAAAGGTTTAGGTTTTTGAAAAGTTGTAGTGAAGCCATATCGTTTAGGTGGATTACCAATTGATATAGCATCTGCTAAAGCATTTTTAACGTCGTCATGAGCTGGCTTAGCTTGTTTCAGTTCTTCTTCAAGTATCTCACAGTTGCCACCCTTGTAATGAAATACTTTATGATCCTCATATACAGGTCTGAGTACAGCATCTACACGCTCCTCTTTCTTTGAAGTAGGTCTGTAATCTTCTATAACAAGCCTTATTGAGTTCTCTGCCAACTTATCTTTTAAAGCTGAAACGATCACCTGTTGTGCTACTGTCACCTCTGCACGGAGCTTTTTCAGATTGTATTTAGTATGCAACGCTATCAAGTGATCGTAATAAGTATTTATTCTATCTGTCTTGAATCTATCTATATCAAGCACATAACGGTTATTATCATAGTCTACACCAATTACTACGATTGCGGTGCTATCTGCTCTATGACTTAATGAGAAAGCGAAGTCAACTGCTGCATATATATTTAAAGGTCTATCTTTGATATAATACACACCAGCCTTGGTATAGAGATGTTCTCGATTGTAATACATAAACATATCTGGTGTAATAGGACTACTTCCTTCATCGTTAGGATCGTTGTAGTATTGGGCATAGAATTGGGACTTATCTATATAGCCTGCTTTGATTCTTGCGAGTTCTTTAAAGTCAAATCCGTAGTACTTGCCATCCTTTCTACGAGTTCTGTTCCATAAGAATTCACCACCCTCTTCTACAGATCTTTGAAGGATATCCCATTGAGGCTCTCTACCAAGCACTTCACCATTGTCATCTAAGATCTCTTCATAAGTATTCTGCATATCGTTATAGATATCTTTAGGGTGATAACGAGTTCCTACAGCTATGATTCTACCACCAGGATTAAGAATTGATTGTAGCTGAGAGTACTGTGCAGCGACCTGTCTTCTTCCTTCTTCATTATTATTCTTAGGCACTACAATATCGTCTAACACGATTAAATCAGCATGTGCACCTGTGATGTTAGTGGTTAGTCCACCTGCCTTTACAGTGCTATCACGAGTTCCCTCAGCTTTTCTTATAGGACTGTCTACACTTATTTCAGATACAGTCCACTTCTCTCTCTTACCTTCATCAGGATTAATAAGATCTGACCAATACCTACGTACTATAGGAGAATCAATAATACCTTTAATGAGTCTTAATTGGGCTTCTGCAAGATCTGATGTAGCTGATAAGTACACAACACTTATGGCAGGGTTCTTTATGATCTCCCACGCTACTTCAGCACCTGCATAGAAGCTTTTACGGTGTGCACGAGGATATAAACATAGTCTGTAATTCTTCCCTTCAGGATTTGTTAAGAATTTGCATAGATCCTCATGACAAGAGCCCATAACATTATATGGTGCCACTAGCTTTACAAACGTTATAAAGTCTGCTTCAGCTAGTTCTCGTATCTCTTTGATTGCTTGTTCATGCTTTGCCATTAAGCTTTCAACCTCTCAATGTCTTTCAACAAATCTTTGCTGTCTACTTCATCCTCTTTAGGCTCTTTCTTAGGTCTTCCAGCACCTTTCTCAGTCTTTACAGGCTTCTTTTCCACCAGATATTTGAGTGCAGGTAAGTTATTTTTATTATTTTCGTCAAAAGCTATGGAAACAATCTTAGAAATTGCTGCAGATTGAAGCATCATATCAGCCTTTTTACGTAATTTTTCATATACTGGTGCAAATCCAGTAGCTTTCTTAAACTTTTCCCAGTGCTCCAAGTCACCATCAAATACTTCGTTAACGAATTGCATCTCTGTTGGGTCTGTGTAGTGCTTTAAGAAGAGCTTTGGCAAGCTGTATAAGCCGTCATGGTCCTCTTCAGCTAGGGTAAAGGTTGGTGTATACTTGTCATCATCGTACCAGATCTTTAATTCATCTATTGCAGATCTTGTTACATAAGTGACACCATTCCTTTTATAGTCGTTCCATTGCATTTTTAAGCTCCGTTAAGTTGTTTTGTGTAGGATTGTAACAGATTGTTAACAAGTTGTCAAGGATTTTGTAAAGGGCTGTTGCAAATTGATAAGGGTCTGTTACGAATCTGTTGCAAATTGATAAGGGTCTGTTACGAATCTGTACAAATTGATAAAGGTCTGTTACGAATCTGTACAAATTGATAAAGGTCTGTTACGAAT